GGTACGAGAGCGACGCTCAGGAGTACCGATTCGCATCGTGTCATGAGCATTGGCCTTCAACATTTCATTGTCGACGGCACGTTGTTGATCTCGGGCCCGTTCTCGGTAATACGCAGTTCGCTCACTAGCCGTCTCTACAGGGATTCTCGCGAGCAACAAACTTCCGACACCAATGGTGCCAGCGTGTTTGCCGTCGTCCATCGACGAGGCATGATAGTCCGGGTACTCGTCAGCACGAACCAGTTCATACCCCTCGCGGAGTTTGGCTGCAACATTGCTTCGATCATCGAACCCATTAGCTTCACGTCGAATCCAGCGATGTTGGAATCCTTCGGGAGCGGGTGGAGCATCCAGTTTGGAAGGAGGTGCCCAGGGACGGCGACGCGTGGACTTCTCGCGCGTTTGCGACGCACGGGTTTCACGTTTCAATTTAGGCACCATCGGTGCGCTATCGTTGGTCTGCATTTCATCCATGATTAATCCTTCACGTACTTGGCATATTCCTCAAGCGGAACGCCCAGTTTTTTGGCAATGGCAACTTGACTTGGTGTCAGCTTGACCACGCGGCGTGCTGATGTGTTAACCCCGGACGACCGGGCAGCAGGCGCAACCGTTTGCACGGGTCGGTTGGCTCTGGGCGGATTCATGTTATCAGAGCTATTCTGATTTGTGAATCGATGTGGAAAAGATTCCTGCATACGACGATCTAATTCGTTGTAGTACTGATTATTGCGTGGCGAAACGCCCTCAGCAATCAGATCCAAGTGAATCGCGCGCGCCGCAGCCGTCATAACCTTGTCTGCGCCGAACCACTCATTGCGCTCGGCCCATTCTTCAGCCCGTGGATCAATAGCCGCTTGCTGCTGCACCGCTTGTTGCTGCTGGGCAAGACGTTGAGCCTGCTGCTCCCAGGCCTGCTGTTGAGCAAGCTGCTGCTGTTCGTAGGCTTGACGATGCTCTTCGGCAGAGGCTAGTCGCTCCTGCTCTACCGTAATGGAAGTCAAACGCTGGGTGGCTTCGGTCTCAGTATCAATGTCGCCTTCTTCACGCGCTTTCTTAATAATCTGCTTAAGCGCCATGACCTGCGTTTCGATACGACCCTTGGCCTCGCCAATACGCGCACCATCGGTTTGAACAAGGCGCTTTTCCGCCTCCGCAGCACGCTGCTGAACTTGCTTGGCGTATTCCAAGGCCGCTTGCTCACGGCGCTCGGTTTCGCGAAGTCGCGCAGTCAGCTTGTCAATGCGTCGCTTGACCTTGTCACTGTATTCGTCCAAATCCTCCGAGGAAGTTTCCTGTTTGGGCGCAGCAGGCGGAGCCTGCTCTTGCTCAAGCTTTGCATCGGTGCCGTCTTGATTTAACGACACCGTTGCCGGATCTTCATCTTCCCCGAGCTTAAATTCCAATTGCTCATTAGCCATCTCTAGGCTCCTTACATATGCAAGATATCTTGCGGATCGTTGATAAGGCCGATGACCTCATCGTCGTTGATAAACCGGATCTCTCCGCCATCGATTGGAATGCGTGCGCCCGCGTAACGGCCAAACACAATCCAGTCGCCCTTTTTGCACCACGCCCCGGCTGGGAACTTCTCGCCATCGGCATAGGCCAACGGTCCAAGTTCTAAAACATAGCCAACGGTAGTTGCAAGCTGCGTGCGCTTTTGTGTCTCTTCCGACAACACAATCCCGCCCTTGGTCTTTTGCGCGCCTCGATAAGGCAGAATCGCAATGCGCCATCCCGTTGGCCGTGGCAAACGGTTCAAGACACCTGGATCAAGGGTATCGGGCGAGAACTTGCCTTCTTCATCATAGGCATCATCAAGCACAGGCACACGGGCTTTTTCCTGCTCCTGCCACTTGCGTTCTAGCGCGGTCAATGGTCTTTCTTCAACGACTTCCATATCGGACTCCTGGGGTTAAAAATCTTCGGCTTGCCACTGTTTAATTTCTTTCTTCACTAACTCTTCAACCATGGTCAAGGCTTCAAGACGTCCGATAAGAAAACGATAACGCTCCATGTTTTGCACGGAACCGTTCACAAGGAACACCTGCGTGTCCTCACGAAGCTTTCTGATTTCTTTCAGTATGTGTTCTACAAAATTAAGCATGGCCACAGTCCATGAGAAAAGCAGGCAGATGGGCTCTGCCTGAAAGCCTTATGTTCAATAAATCTTAACAGGTCGGTTGCCGTCCTTCTTCTTCACAATCATCACGGGCCCCTGCACACCCTTAGCCAAGCCCCCTTCACGCATCTTGCGTGGTTTACCGGCCTGGGCATAGGCAATGGCAGCAGCCTGCTTAATCGCATCGCCCTTGTTCTTGGGCTTGCTGGTCCCGATGCTGCCCGTTTCCTTGTACTTTTTGATGATCTCGCCAATGTTGCTTGAGATCACCTTCTGACTCTTGCCTCGCTTAAGCGGCATTTTGATTTCTCCTTTGATTCAGGGCCTGCACGTTCTGCGCACGGCGCATATTGCGATCCATCATGCTTGCTCGCTCACGCGCAACTTGCGCACGCTCCTCGGCAATGCGTTCTTGCGACGCGATCCGAGCTTGATTCGCCTGCATAGTAGCCTGCGTGCGCTGTTGTTCAATCTGCAAGCGCTGACGATCGATTTGTTGGTTGGCCATGTCGCTTTGTGCGCGGATCTTAAGCTCTTGCTCCTTCAACGCCACAATCGGATCGGGTCCCTCTTCGCCTGCGCCCATCAACTGGTTCTGGAGCTTACGTGTTTCCTCCATAAACTGCGCAACACGCAACGCGACCATCGCCTCACGCTGTAAATCCGACACCATGCGATCGGGATCCGTGCCATAGGCCATAAATAGCTGGGCTTCGGCGTCTTCTTCAGCTTTTAGCCTTACATGCGACAAAATATGCTTCTGTAACTCCATGGCTGACATGGGATTGGCCTGCAACATGGGCGAAAGACCCATCATCAGGTGCGCAAGGATGTGCGCATCGTGCTGCTGGCCTGCAAAAGCACGCAATTGCATGCCATCGAGCACATCGGCGTTCTCGGTTGCGGGATCCTTGGGCATTTGTGTGTTTTGCGGGCGCAAAATGCCATCAATATCGCGAACATTCATCGCTGCATAGACGCGGTAGTACGCTTCGTACATGTTATGCATCTGAGGCGCGCTTTGTGCGATCTGCAACTGCGTCTGTGCAAGTATCATCCGGTGCGCGGTGCTGAAAATATTGGGATCAGCGACCGGCTGGATCGAAATCAGGTCATCGAAGTCCTTACGCTTGATCGAGCGCCTTGCGCCAGGGACATCGTAAGGGTACTCATCGGGCAGATATTGCGAAAAACCATCAGCCAAGAGCTCAAACTCAAGCTTTTGCGCGTAATGAAGCCGTTTGTGGATCGCAGACATAACCTGCGCCCCACGCTCGAGCAATGCAAGCGTGGTTCCGACCGCTGCCTGCTGATTGCCGTCCCCAACTTGCATGTCGGCAACGCTGGCAAGACGCTTTCCGGCGTCCACACAAAAGCCAAGTAGCTGAAAAAGCGTCTGCGAAGGCTCTTTGTAGGGCAAAGGCAGCATGTTTTGCTGAATATCCGCCCCACCCACGTCAATATCACGCCATTCACCGGGTTGGATCGGCACATCGTCGTTCTCGATCCGTGCGCCTTTGGCCTTAAAGCCCGCTGGAAGGTTCGAGAGCGTGCCTGCATCCAACAATTGGCGCAGCGCCATCGTTGCTGTCTTCGAAAGACTGCCAATCAAGTGGACAAACCCAAGGCCATAGGCTCCCGGGCCTTCGATCAAGAGGTAATGAACGAAATAATTGCGCCTGTTTTTGAGTTTATCGCCCTCTTTCCAGTTGCGACGCACACCCAAGACCTTCTTTGAGGCGTCATCAAGCGTCACAACGTAGGGAAGTTTGATGCCTGTTGGCTCACCCTTCTCGTCTTTGTCCTCAAAACCGGGCAAATCCAAGTCCACCTGGAATTCCAAGAGGAAAATCTCCTCTGGATCACCGCTTTGTTGGATCCCAATCTGCTTATCTACTGAATATTGAATGCGATTGGCGTCTGCTGGAGCTTGCTCCGGGTCCACTTGCACATCCAAATACTCACCCGCAACCACCCGTTTTCTGAATTCGTTGGAATCCATCGGGATGCGGTGTGTGATCCGTGGGCATTGGCTCATGACGCTTGATCCGTAGTACGGGATAAACAAGTCGTCTGCCAAGACAAGCTTGGAAACCATGCGTCCAAGCTGAAAATCGTAGTAAACCTTCTTAAATGCCGAGCCGCCGTAGCCCGTGTAAAACAACAACTGATCAAACTCGGGCGTGTACTCCTTCATCACCGTGGTGATTTGGTAGTTCATGAAGTCCTGTACGCGCGATGCCTGCTGCATCTTGTCGATCGTCTCTTTGCCCAAGACCTGCGTGCGCACAGGACCACCTGCTGGCATGAGCTCTTTTAAGGCTTGCGCCTGGAACTGCACAATCGCCTCGGTCAAAAGCGGGTGGGTCGCACCGGCTGCTCCTCGAAAGGGCTTGGTCCGTTCATCAAGCCTCAAGCCTAATAGCTCAAGGCCCTTGGCATAAGTCATCTCCCAGTCCTGGCGGCTCGACTTATCGGCCTCGAACAACGCGCTTAGGTCAAGCGCAACCCGCTGCAAGACGTCCTCTTCAAGGACCGGGGCAAGGTTGTCGTAGAAATCAACCGAGTCTTCTTCCTCAATCTCAACGGTTGCACCTTCCTCGTCAATGACGATTTCAATGTCCTCGCCGTCATCGACCTTGATCGAGGTCTGCGGCGCTTCGTAGAGGGCTTTGTCGATGGGCATGTCTAGGCCTTAACGTGTTTGGCGATTTGCCTCAAGAGCATCTCTATATTGAATCAGCATGGGAGTCAAGTACCTATCCGACTCCTGAATAGCGTCGGGTTTAACGACTTGCGTTAAGAAGTCATAAACCTCCTCGTCGTAATCTACGGGAGCGGTATTGCCTGTTTTTGCGCCATTGCCCTTGATCTGCTCAACCACCCGATAAGGCGCATCTTTGCTTCCGTGGTTAATGACCTGGATCGTTGTCACAGGACGATTGCGGGCATTACGCAGACTATAGATCTCGTGTGTCCCTTCCTCAAATCCCTTTGTGTATCTTGGGCCGTAGCCAGCACCGCCTAGCGCATAGCCTCCCACCGAGTGGCCCACGTAGGCCCCTTCCGGTATGGTTGCCTCTAAATCTTCAATTCGCTTCCATGCAAACCCAGGATGCCGCTGATCTTTATCAAATTGAAGCAAAGGTTCACTGACGCCCTTGCTAAAGATGCTGTCCGGTGCTTTACCCGATTCCACCAGTTCCTTAATCCGTTGTCCTTCAAACTTTCGGTCAATTTTCTCTCGGTTAAATTTTGCAGATCCTACTACCGCGTCCTCAAACCGAATCTTATCAATCTCTTTGGGACTCAGTGTAGCGAGATAGTCGGCCATGTTTTCTGGATCCAGGATCTCTTGAAGGGGACCCGGTCTTACCGCCACGTCGTACAAGATCTCACCTTGATCCAACGCACGGCGAACGTTTTCAGGAACATTCTTCGTGGCCTCTGGGTCTCCTGACAACTTGGCCTGAATAAAATCATCCAGGTTATGGAGGTAGCCGCTGTAGTAAGGCTTACCGGTATCCCGCGCTGAGGTGAGAATCATCGGCTCTCTTACAAAATTCACAAGCCGTGGATCAAGGCCCTCGGCCTCAAACGCTTGTCGCATCTGATCATTAATGCGCTCAACCTCTGCTCGATACAGCGGATCCGATGTGTAATAGCTCTGTGGTATGAGTCCCGGCTTAAGACTCATGGGCCTGACATCAACCATCTCGTCGTATCCCTCAGTCACGTCCATGACCGCCCGAGGATCCTTTGGATAAAAAATGGGTCGTCCATATGCATCCATAACCGGCTTACCGGTTTCTTTGTCAACCTTATATTTCCCTTCTCCGGCTGCTTCAATCGCATACTTTCTTAGGTTGCGCATGTCATGCAAAGCAAGATTGCTAATGCGCCCCTTTTTGATGGCATCAAATATCGGATCTTTTTCCGTGCCCAGTTGCGTTGACATATAACGACGGGCTTTGGTGTCAAAGAACTTTTGAACGGCATCGGCTGTATTTACATCGCCGATACTAAAAGCGGCACTTTTACCTTGATCGATATATCTATCTAATGACGACTGAACGTCTCTGCCGCTGGAAAGTTTAACCCCGGAGAATACCGTGCCCTTGCCGTATGGACGCACCGCTCCCGCCATAGCTGGCCCCATGGCAGCGAGCGCTGTGGCAGCATCACCTGCTGAGGCGGCAACTTTTGCCGGTATGGCCGCAGCGGCCTGCACAGGCGGCATATTGGCAATGGCCTGCCCCGTCCGATACGCCTCAGACCCGGGAGCCGTGGGACTTGCGCCAAGGATCCCGGACAATAAATCCCTTGCAGGTGCAGCAGCCGGGAACATCGACTCCTTGCCCTGCGCTCTTGTTGCAGCAACGGTACGCCTGAGCCCTGGGGGCAGCTTGCTTGGCTGACTCTGCAAGCGATTCAACATGCGTTGAGATTCCGAGCGGATGTCCTCACGCTCATCGATCAACCGGCCTTCGGGGTCAAGCTGTGGAACTTCCGATGTTCCACGTGGAACATTCTTCTTAATAAACTCTTCCGTGCTTACTTCGCCGCCGTCTTGGTAACTCGGCACATCGGGAGCGTCTTCCGTAGGCTTACCAACCCAGGGTATGCCCTCTGTCTTCTTAGACGCGGGTGACTTCAACGCCTTCACGATCAACGCCTCAAGGTCCTTTTGGCTTTTGGCATCCTTTGCCATTGCAATACCCAAGGCGTTGTTGTGCATGTCCTGCTCATAATCGGGCGGCATGCTGCCAAATCCTGTTACATGCCCCAACGCCTTTAAGGGTGAGGTTTTGTACTCGTGCATCTTGCCAAGCGTCGCGGCACGTTCCGGGCCATACTTCATCGCCAAAATGCCCGCTGCCAACATATGTCGAGCAGCATCTTGTCTGTCGTACTGCCCACGCTCCTTGGGGTACAGCTCAAGCGCCCTGGTCCGAGCCTCATCGCCCACGAAGATTAGACTGGGGAGGTCCTTCTTTTCTTTCTTTTCTGCCATAGCTATCTGGGAGAGAAATTAATCGGATCCAAGGTTCGGAAGGCCTCGGGCACGTTGGACTGATCACTGGTTATGGCTCGTGATGCTTGGGCCAAGACTCCTGAGCCAGTCGGTGCAGGGGATGGGGCTGGCGGACCCGCTTGGGCTGTCGGTTTAAGCGCCGCAACTGCCGCTTGCAGTGCAGCCGTGTCAATCGTGCCGTCCGCCTTCCTAAATCCACCGGCTCGCAATTGATTCTGCAAACGAATCATGCCCGATGAACTAGGCTGGAACCCCGCTTGCGAAACAGCTTGTTGCAGTGCCCCTAATTGCCTTGTCCGATCGGCCCCATAGCGCTGACTTGCCGACATCGCAGGCTCATACAACGTATTCGTTAATGGGTCATAACTCCTGCCACCCAGCGTGAATCCCACATTCAATAGCTGCCTTGCACGCGAGGTGACTGTGGGTGGCACCCACGTCGTTCCTGATCCGGTGGCAGGCGAAAGCTTAGTCGGTGCGGTGTACTGAAAGCTTTGTGTCACCGGATCAAAGGTCCTGGCTGGAGACTCACGAAATTCTGTGTCAATCTCAGCAGGCTTCACTTCAGGCACGTCACGCACTTCTACCTTAGCCTTATCAAGATCAAGGGCCTTGGGTGCCTCAGGCATCTCCATCGCCTCACGGGGTTTGGGTAACTCAACAGGCTTTTTAAGTAACGATGCCTCATAGGCTGCACGCTCAGCGGGTGATAAACGCAGATCCACGTTCACATCAAAAGGACTCAAGGTCCCCCACTCAGCGCTTTCCTGGAAATGCTTTTCCATCTCCTGCGGCGTCAAACCCGACTGCATCCAATAATCAAGGCCCGCTGCCTCACCTTCTCTGGCAAAAATATTCTGATAGACCTGATTAATCGCAGCACGCCGCTCAGCCTCACTGATCCCGCCGCTCTTATCCACATCATAAGGCGACCACTGCTGAAACTCCTGGCTCTTGGCAATCTCTGCACGAAGCTGATCAGGACTTAAATTAGCCTGTTGCGCGGTGCTAGTCCACCAGTCAAGTCCTGCCTGCTCACCCTTCCTGCCCAGCGTGTTGCGGTAGATATCTTCAATCTGCTGACGCGTTGCATAGGTGGGAGCCGGAGGCGGAGTTGATATGGGAGCCGGAGGCGGCACCTTTGGCATCCAATCGTCAATGGATATAGCTCCAACCTCTGGGATCCCGCTTGCTGGCGATGCATTGATTGCTGGACGAGGGGCCGGAGCCGGGGCCGGGACTGGATTGATGGTTGGACGAGGGGCCGGAGCCGGGGCTGGTGCGGGTGCGATTGTGGGTGCGGCCTGGATAATCGTTGGTTTCGCTTGAGCAACCGTATCTTCTTCCTTGGGCGGTGGGCCAAACAAGACCGTGGGTCCGCCATCGGCAAAGCGCTGAATAGGCTGCCGAAGCAACTGCTGGAGCATGCGGCGTGATTCGTTCATGAGGGCTCCTTATGTGCGCCGACTATACCGCCACTGGGTTAGGTCGGTCAACACGGGCTAGTAGTAATCAAACTCCATCTGCTCATTGCGCTCGGGCTGATCATCGTCATCCAAGGCAACAAAATTCCCAGCCCGAAAGCGCATAATCGCCTGCACTGTGCTGTCCACCAAGTCATCATTATCCCCATTGGGAAAAGCAGCACACTCCTCCACCAATTCCTCTGCCCACTTCGTTTGCGGTGCCCAGACCATCCCCGCCTCAAACACGGGTGCCACTGAGTTCGCCCTGGCAATCTTATCCTGGCCCGCGCGCCTTCCACCGGGACTGTACATCGTCACCGGTATCCCAACCCGGCGCAACTCCTGCTGCAACGTCATCCCCGTGGCCTTGGCCTCGATCAACACATTGTCAGGCTTCCAATAATTATACTGCTCCCTGGCAATACGTTTCAGTTCCGGGAAGTCCCATCGACCTTTTTTAACATCCAATAAGATGATCGCAGCGCCTTCATCGTAGCTGGGCCTAAAAACTCCCCAGGTTGTGATGGCAGAGAAGTCTGCTGTCTCCTTCTTGCTGTATGCAGTGTCATAGCTCTGAATAATGTAGTCCACATGGGGCGTGTAGTCATGTTCCCAGATCCTCCACCACTCACGTTTAAGAATCGCACCCTCATCATTCGTGGGCTGCTGCTGATACATCGCCTGCCACTTCTGCACCGATAACGTCGCCCGGACCTTTTGCAACTCATCAAGGCTCCAGTAGCTCGGCCAAAGGGGCTTCTCCCGCTCCGTGTTCTCATGCAAAATCGCAGGAAACTCAATCACTTCCCACTGATCCGACTTAGGCTCAGACTGCGCCTTGATCAACCGCGCTGTCAAATCCTTCATCCCCCAACGCGTCATCACAACCACCACCGCCCCTCCGGGCTGCAATCGCGACCTCGGACCCGACGTGTACCACTCCCAAGCATTATCAAGCGATAACTCCGACAAAGCATCTTGCTCCGAGTGCGGATCATCAATAATCAAAAGGTCCGCACCCCGCCCTGTCATTGCACCACCTACACCCACCGCATAGTATTCCCCACCACCATTCGTGTCCCACCGGCCAGCAGCCTTCGAGTCCGCCTTCAACGACACCCCAGGAAACACCTCCTTGTAATTCTCCTGGTCCATCAGGTTCCTAACCTTTCTGCCAAAGCGCACCGCCAACTCGCCATTGTGCGTCGCTTGAATGATCTTGCGCCTTGGATCAAGGCCCATGGCAAAGGCAGGCAAGAGGTAGGACGCGAACTCGCTCTTTGTGTGTCTCGGCGGCATATTCACGACCAAGCGCTTGAGCTCGCCTTTGACAATCCGATCAAAGGCGTTGGCCATTTTCTGGTGATGGGCGCTGAAGATCGCCTCCGGCCAGACATAACGGGCAAAAGACAAGAAAGACTCAGACGCACGGGTTTGAGCTTCAAGGATCCTGAGCCTTAGCTCAAGCTTCAAGCGCTCCGCCTCAATGTCCTCGGGTGTGGTCATAGGTTTTGAAATTTGCAAAAAATTTTCGGCGAAACGACTTTTAAAAACAAGGGGGTGGTCTTCCAGGGAAGCCCGAAAAGTGTACTTATACCAGAAAAGCATTCTGGGCCGCAATTGTTCCTACGAAACCGGGCCAAGGTCGGCGTCCGCAGCGAAGGCCGGGGCGTTGTCCTGGATTCTAGAACCTTGAACGTTCTAAACTCTACTAATCGCCGTTGGGACTCTCCCCCGGGGGCGGGGCCCAAGGCCCAAGGCCCAAGGCCCAGCAGGGGAGCAGCAGGGCCCAAGGCCTGGGAGCCTGGGAGCAGGCCCCAGGGGCCCGGGGGCTAGGTTACGGGCCCATTGCCCAGGGCCCAGGGGCCACGGGGCAGGTTTTGCAATCATAGGAAAAACCTATAAAGGCCTGGGCGGTGATAGCCCCGATATATAGGGGAAAAGCAGGGCCATAAAATACAACGGGCCCCGAAGGGCCCGCTGGGAGTAAAGCTTCAAAGGGTTACCAGCAAAGGGCCAACACTGCCCCCAGTGCTACACCAAAGGCCCAGGCTATGAGCCAATCTAATAAGGCCCCTTTCATGCCTGGGGCCCTTCCACGTCCACAATTGGATTGATAACGCACTGATAGTCGGGAGTGTTTAGCCCTATTCGATCAATGTGTGCCTGGGCCTGGGCCTTAGTATCAAACCGAAGCATCCACACATTGCCCGATTGATTAACCCTATAGGTCAACAAATAGCCAATAATTTTCATGCTTGAGCCCTCCCTAAATCGCCGACGATATGGTGCCGGATTAATGAGCCTGGGGGCAGTGCCTGGGCCCAGGCCTTGAGCCTTACAGCGTCCCCTGCTGGGGCCTGCTTGGTATTTTCCCAGGCTAACCGCACGGGGCCCGAAGTGCCATAGCAGCCCCCCTGCTGCTCTTCGCCGACTAGTTTTTTGCTGGGCCCGTGAGCAGTAAAAACAACGATGAAATTGCGATCGGGGCCCGGGGGCCTAGCACACAAGGGCCTGCCATTGCCACAATCCTTGCATGTCATATCCGTTTTTTCTGCTGGGCATTGAACAAAAGCAGTTTTCCCTACCCTTCGGGGCCATGCCTGCCCCAGGCCTACTGTAAGGGTTACAGCGTGCCCCTGCTCTGCTGCTGCTGCTGCTGCTTCGGGCTCATGCATGCTTAGGTTAATAACCGTTTTTCCGGGCTCGGGCCTGGGCACTGCTTCGGGCCCGAAGTGCGAGTACGTCCAAGCCATGCCCCCCGGGGGCACTGCTTCGATTAAGGCCTTGAGATAAGCCTTATCGACTAGTCGGGCCCCTGCTGGGCCCTGGGGATTTAGGGGGCAGGCACTGGGGCAAGTGCTGAACACGTTATGCGAGCCTGCCCTATACGTAACGGCTATCGGGCCCGTTTTTTTGTTGCTGCTTTTGTCGATCAATTTGA